TCATCACCGCTCAATGGGTCGCACGCAAAGCGCTAGTTTTGCTGCACGCCAAGAGCAACTTCACGGGTCGCTCGAACCGTGACTACCAGAGCCTTCTGCCCGGACCCATCAATGGCGTCATTCTCGGTCAGCAGCTCTCGATCCGTCTGCCGTTCCAGTACACTCTGCGTACTGGCCCGCAGATGAACGCACAGAACTCGGTCCAGCGTTTCGCCACCCTGTTGGTCAACCAGCAGCTCGGCGTTGACATCAACTTCACCTCGGTGGAGCGCGCGATGTTGCTGAACAACTTCGAGGAGCAAGTGCTCGAACCTGCCATGGCGCGTCTCGCGGCCGGCATCGAGAACTTCACCACGGGTCAGGTCAACAACGTCCCGAAGTTCACGGGCGCCTTCAACACCACGGCAACCTACGACCAGCTGCTCCAGAACGAGCAGTACCTGACGGAAGCTCTGGCGCCGGAAGACGACCGTCGCACCTTCACGGCGACCCCGCAAACCTCGCGGTACTTCGTCCGTGACAACAAGGGCCTCTTCAATCCCGAGTCGACGATCTCCGACCAGTGGTTGGAGGGCGTGATCGCGGACAAGGCCGCGGGCTACGTCTGCTTCCGTAACACGAAGCTCCCGACGCACGTCATCGGTCAGTTCAGCACCACGGCGGCCCCGGCCGTCAACGGCGCTGGTCAGTCCAACCCCGGCGCGGGTAACGCGTTCGTTTCGACCTTCACGCTGAACACCAACGGCTGGGCTTCGGGTCTCACGACCTTGAACGCTGGCGACGTGATCAGCATCGCGGGCGTGAACGAAGTCGACCCTGAGACGAAGGCGTCCCTCGGCCGCCCCAAGCAGTTCGTCGTGACCGCGACCATCAGCGATACCGCTGGTGCGATCTCGATCCCGATTGCCCCCGGCATCATCACCGGCGGCGCGTACCAGAACGTGGACAACGTCCCGGCAGCTGGCGCTCTAATCAGCGTCTTCGGCCAGAGCGGTGCCGCTGCAATCGCTGCCCTCAACGGTCAGCTGATCAAGCAGTCCCTCGGCTGGTACCGGGACGCGATTGTGTTTGCGAATCCCCCGATGCTCGACCTCAGCCCCCTCGTCAAGATGACGGCTGCGGAAGCGTTCGAAGGGTACAACATCCGCTTCGCGCAACAGTGGGATCCGTCTAACGACGTGCTCCCGGCTCGTCTCGACTCGATTGTCGGCGCCGTGCTCGCTTACCCCGAGCTGGCTGTGCGGAACATCGAAGTCGCGTCGGCTGCCTAATAACCCATAAGGAAAACGAAAATGGCTAACATTGGACTTGGATATGGGCACGGCGACGTTGTCGGCATCCCGTTTGACTTCTACGGTGGCGCGACCCTGGTGACAGGGTCGACTATCACGATGCAGACCGGTATGCTGGTATTGTTTCCTCCCGGCGCAATCGCATTGACGATCAACCTCCCGCTCAACCCTGTCGATGGGGCGATTGCTGAAATCAGCAACGTTGGAGCGGCGGCTAGCGTCATTACCGTGACGGCGCTAAACGCCAACACGGGCGATTCGCTCATCAGCCTTGGCGTCGCCGGCTCTGGTCTTACGACCATCACCCCGGTTGCCGGCACCGCTGGCGGCAGTCAGTCGTACACTGTTCGTTACCGCTACTCGTTGAACGGCTTCCAGCCGGCCTCGGGAGCGGCTGTGAATCCGCGTACTTGGTTCCGCGTGCAGTAAAAAAGAAGAAAGCACCGCCGCCCTCACCCGGTAGGTGCACAGTGGTGAACGTCCGCCCTCATTAAGTAGACGTGACAGCTGGAGAGACAGCACTATTTTCAGAGAGGCGACAGTGGCTCAGACCAACCAGCAGATCATCACCGAAGCTTTCCAGAAGCTTGGCGTCGTACGCGAGGGCCGACAACCGTCAGCCACGCAGTCCGCCAACGGGATGACCATTCTCAACGACAACCTTCTAACGCAGATGCGCGACGGTTGGGGGAACATCGGCTGGTACCCGCAGACCATTGCGCAGTTGAACACCAACGCGCCTCTCAAAGACGAAGACATCGCCGACGTGAAGTGGATCCTGGCCGGCTGGCTCTCCGTGCACTACGGCGTGACGATCCCGCCGTCGCCGGATCCGGTCAACGGTTTCGATCTCGGCGCGCAGATCTTTCAGGCCATGCGCCGGCTCACGAAGCGCTACCTGAAGTACACTGAGTGCGATCTCGGAGAACTCTCGCGCCCGCAAGGCGGCCCGTGGGGCGGCCCGAACTGGCTGTAACACATGGGTCAAGCTCAGCCGGCTGTTATACCGCTCCCTCTTGCTTCGTATCAGCTGGCCGACCTTCGCGCCGGCTCGAAGCGGTTGATCGGGTGCTACCCTGAGCCAGCACAGCAGACGCAGCCGAATGACGAAGAGGATCAACAGCCCGCGAGCCTACGCCGCTGGCCCGGCCTCTCGGCGTTCACGCCTAGCGGCCTGACGAACCCGCTGCGCGGTATTTGGGAAATGGCGGGCGTCGTGTACGCCGTCATCGGGTTCGATCTTTACACGATCTCGAACGCTGGCGCGATCACGCTGGTGCCGGGATCGACGAGCGGCATCATCGGTAACGGCTTTGTGCGCATGACCGACAACGGCGCCTGCCTAGTGGTGCTGGTGCCGGGCACCGATGTCTGCTACACCTACACGCCGTTCAGCGGCGGTGGCGGCGTACAGCAGCTCACGAACTCGTTCTTTCTTACATTGGGCGGCGCGCTCGATTGCTGGTTTGTCGACAGCTACATCGTGTTCCTGGCGAACAACAATAACGGTCAGGGCTCGTACACGTTCTTCAACGACGACGGTCGGCAGGTGTCTGGCAACGCGCAGATCACCTTCACCACCGCGGCGTCGTTCAATCGGCAGTTTGGCACCGATCCATTCTACGCTCTCTGCGTCGACCACCGAGAAATTCTCGCGTTCGGGTCGCGCTCGTCGGAAGGTTTCGTGAACACCGGCAACCCGACCGGCACACCGTTCAGCGCGGCGGCCGACACGTACATGACGTACGGCGTGCACCCGCTATGCCCCTACAGCGTCGCGCTGCAGGATAACTCGGTGATGTGGGTCTGCAACGACCTCACGGTGCGCCGCCGGAACGGCCAGACACCGACGCGCATCTCGACGGCTGGCATCGAAGCGGTGCTCTCGAACGCGGCGAAGAACAATTTACTCACCGGCATGTACGCGCTGACTTCGCCTGCCGGCGGACCGACGTGGAACGGCCATCCGTTCTATATTTTGACGATCCCGCTCGCGGAGCGCACGCTAGTCTATGACTGCGTGACGCAGCAGTGGTTCGATCTCGTGTCGGTGCTAAACGGGCAAGAGGTGCAGTACCGCGGCCTAAGCTACTTCAATGGCTTCGGCAAGCAGTTGATCGGCGACTCTGAGAGCGGCACCATCGGCTACCTGGACGACACCGTCCAAACAGAGTTTGGCAACCCGAACGCGCCGGTCGTGTGCGCCTTCACGACGCAGCCGCTGTACAATCAGAACAACCGCCAGATCGTGCGGCGCGTTGAGGCGGTGGTAACGGCCGGTCAAGGACCGACACCAGGCGTTGCGCCGCGCATCAGCCTACTGCTCTCGGACAATTGGGGCGAGACATTCGATGTGTCGGGAGATGATTCGCAGACGCTCGGCGTGCCGGGCGACACTTCGAACCGCGCAGTGTGGTGGAACATCGGCCAGTATTACAGCCTGGTGATGCAGTTTCGCGTAACGGACGCATCACCCACCTTCACGGTCGACGTGACCGCGATGGTTGAACCCTGCAAGTGGTAACATGGCGATAGTGCTCAAGTCGAAGCCTGGTCTGTCGAGCACGACCGTGCTGAACATCCCGAAGGACTGGGATCCTACCTGGTTCCGCAACTTCATCAGCAACCAGCTGAAGGGTGCGGACGTCCGTAACGCGATCGGCGCGAACGGGATCACGGTATCGGGAACGATCGCGAGCCCATACGCCACGATATCGCTCGGGCCCGGCCCGGTCGTCCTACAGCCCGCTGCCAGCCCGACCTCGCCAACGCTGACCGTCGTGACCACGTCGAACACGCAGCCAGCTATACAGATCAACGAGTCCCAGACCAACACGCAAGGCGGGCTGACATTCTACGACACAAACCTATCCGCCATTGTGGCCGGGATAGGTATAGGTGCGGCGGTTACTGGGCAGGGCGTTACAGACCTTGCACTGTTCTCCAGCACCAACATAGTCCTGGGACCCGGCGGAGGCAACGTCATATACCTCCGGTGCGCGGCGGCCGGGACGGCGATAACCAGCGCATCTGGTACGACAGCCCTGCAAGTTAATGCTAATGCTAGCGGGGCAGCTTCCTCGGCCGCGACCTTCACCAACGGCGCGGGCTCCACGACCTGGACGGCTTCGATCCTGAACCCGAGCGCCGCCTCTGGCGCGAACTCCGGTCTGCTGATCGAGGCGGGAAGGAGCGGCACCGACTACCCGCTCTATATCACGAACTACAATGGTGGCACGCTCTTGATGTACGTGAACGGCCTTGGCGGGGTAGGTATCGGAGTAGCGACGGGGCTTGCAGCTGGATCGCTCAGCGTCGCGAACAATATCATAGCTGGCAGCTACTTTCAGACCGGGCAGGGTGCGTACCTGATGGCGAGTAGCGTAGCATTCACCGCGGGTGCTACAGGGAACGCCCCGACGCTCACCGCCGGCCCGGTGGCAGGCAACCCAACGAAGTGGATTGCTATTGACGACAACGGCACAGTTCGACACATACCCGCGTGGTAACGACGATGATTCAACAGAGAGGTGAGCAATGACGAACCAGACAGACACAGGGCAAGAGCTTGCGGCGCACATCGCGTCCGCGCTGAAGGATCACCCGAACGCCGAAGTGCGCGTGAATCCGAACGTTCAGGCGCCGATACCGGAACACATCGCAAAGAACCTGCTGGAGTTTCTGCGGCGTGTTCAGTCTACTGGGATGGAGGCTGTGGCGTGGGTGGAAGCCTACCAGTACGTACAGCAGCACGTCCCGCAGACACAGCCGCAGCCTGGCGTACCGTTCGGCGGGCTGCCGCCTAAGTGAGACAGAGATGACGATATTGAAATGGACGATGGAGTCAGTGATAGCCGCTATCGCTGTAGTTGGCACTACCGCCAGCGGAGTGTACGCCACCAGCTATCACTGGGGTGTCGTAAATCAGCAGATAGTTGAGCTGCAGAATAAGAACGCGCAAACGGAGACGCACGTAGCGAAGCATGACGATCAGCTAACTGAGATTAAGCAGCAGAACGCCGGCATGCAGCAGTCGCTGGACGATATCAAAGACACTGTCCACGACATTCAGACCCAGGTGAGGAAACCACAACATGGCAATCACGAATGAAACAGTTCTCGATCCGTCAATCGATAGGCGTCTGGCAGTTGATCTGGATGCTGCAGAAAGGGATGAACTCACGGCATATCGCGATACTCGTGGCAATTGGACGTGCGGTCGCGGGCATCTGATGCCGCAGCCCGCTCCGGGCCGCTCGTGGGAAGGCTTCACGGTGATTCAGTCGACCAGCGACCGCTGGTTTAGCACCGACATCATGAACGCGATGCGCCTCGCGCAGCGCTGGGACGAATTCCAATCTTGCGACACTGATTGTCGTAAGAACGCTCTCTACGAGATTGCCTTCAACATGGGCGGCCGCTGGGAGCAATTCGGTCCGACGCGCGCAGCGATCAAAGCGCAGGAATGGCAGATGGTGCACGATCACCTGCTCGCCAGCTTGTGGGCAAAAGAGGTGCAGCCAGATGGATTCGACAAACCAGGCCGCGCAACCCGCATCGCCGGCTACTTCCTTACGGGACAGTATCCGCCAGCAGCTGGTTCGCATTGACTGGCGTGACATCGTCATTCTCATCCGCGTGGATGCGATCTTGACGGTGGGTACGATTTATTTGTTCAAGCACGCCGACCCTCTGGTGTTCGGCTCCTGGGCTACTTTCGCGACGACGATGGCCGGTCTCTATCACTGGCTGGTCGTACGCGATTCGAAGCAGCCCGACGCAGGAGGGTGACATGCCGGCATTACTCGCACTGGTTCCGCTGAAGGATTGGATCTACGGTGGCATCATCGTCGCACTGCTCGCCGGCTTCGGCTGGTACACAGTGCACGAGCGCCATATCGGCGAAGCCAAGATCGAAGCGTCCGACAAGAAAGTCGCGGACGCTCAGATCGTTCACAACAAAGAGGTGGAAGATGTTGTTGCCACAAAACTCAGTGCCGCTATCAAAGATTACGATGCGCTGTCTCCTATCCCTGTTCCTCGCTCTGTCCCTGTGCTCGTGTGCAGCACGTCCGGTGGCAGTGATGTGCCCAGTGGGGAAAGCGCCGTCGCCGGAAGCAATGGCGCCGGAGCCGGAGTACCCATCGGTGCAGGGCAGCCTGATGCAGGATTTGACCCAGCCCCGGCCGTCAGTGTCACCGGCACAGACGCCGACAAAGAAATAGTCCATCTCCAGAAGAAGATCAAGCTTCTCCAGGACACGATTGCTGCATATCAAGCGGGCGGACTGGTAGCAAAATAAGATGGCAGCTCAGGGCGGATTGATCGGCGCCGCTAATGGTGACACGGGCGCCGCAGCTTATGCTGACGAACAGGAAGGCGCGAAGACAGCCGCTCAAGCCGCCGCAGCTAACCTGCAGGCGGAAGAGTCAAACCCCGCGTTCCTGAAAGCCGCACAGACGACGATATCGGATCTTAACTCGAACAACTTCGCTGGTGCGTGGAGTAGCGCGCTGTCCACGTCCGGCCTGTTCGGTACGAACTACAATTCGCAGACGACTGATCCGTTGCTGCAAGCGATGGAGTCGAGCAACGGGCTGCAGGCGTTAGATCCTACGAAGCAGTGGACCTCCGCCGAAGACACGTCGTTCTACAACGCGTTAGGCTCGAATCCGGTCTATAACGGCAAGACTACCACCGGCCTCAACGGCACGACCGAGAGCTTGGGCCAAAACCCGTATAGTCTGTGGGGCTCGGGCGCGGATCTGACGAACGGCACCGACGCTAAGGCAAACAACGCCTCCGGCAGCGACATCCCGAACGTCGATCAGTATGCCGGCGCGCGGCCGACGAAGAGCTTCCTGAGCAAGTACGGCGCCGACATTGGTGCGCTCGCTGCGACGGCGCTGTCGTTCGGTGTAGCTGCTCCCGCGCTAGCTGG